GCCCGTCTCCACTTCTAAATAGGAGACCTATGGAAACATTTATTGTCCCGGCCGCACATATTTACCCTTATTCTAGGTATTTTGTGTGCGATCATGGATTTATTGTCACCTCGAAGTATCGTGATAAGCTTCTTCGCGATCTTCTTGAGGACAATTGTCCTGAAGACATAAGTGTTAACCGTCGGTTTTACCTATTTAATAACGTAAGATTGAGGGGGAAACCCTGCTGTAAGATCGGCTTCTGGTACGGTGTGTCATCGCCCGCAAGGGTTCTGACGATACCGACCCATATGGTCGATCGTATAGCAAGGAGCTCCTGGTCTGGTGTCCGTTATTACGAGGATACCTTACTTGGAGTTCATTTCAATCCTAACGTTACTTGAAGTTGAAAACGGGCGTCTTTAGCACTGTCCATTGGACGAGCGCTATTGTTGCGCTGAGAAAGGAGTACCTGTGAGTTACACTAAGAACGTAAGTGTGGAGGCGAACTATCCTATCGTCACTACGATTGATGACCCAGTAACCCACTCATATATACGAACTCCTCGGAGATTCGTACTTGAGCGGTTTATTACGGGCAACACCAATCCGCGATGGAAGGATCAAGTTCTCAAACACACGAACGCTACTACTGTTCTCACTGGTACATACGAGTCAATTGATTCGCGTCCTATACTAGTTCAGGAGCAGACACACTTTGGTGATCCGAATGGTCCTGGCGTTCAAATACGCACTGTTAGCGGGGAATATGCCGCTTTCCAGTACCTGCCGACTGATCCATTGTTTCACTCCAATGCTAGTCTAGATCCTTCTCGTGCTGTGAGAGCAGCAATGAGCAAAGCTCTGAAGCAAATCATGAGTTCACAGCGCAAAATGTCTGGAGCTGTGTTCCTTGGTGAGCTTCGTGAGGCTGCTCATATGCTTAGACACCCTGCGGAAGGCCTTGTCAAAGCCCTTAAGGGAACATATCTCGATAAGCTGAAGAAGCTTAAGAGACAGGACCCAAAAAGGTGGCGTAAGGCGATTTCGCAGACGTGGCTCGAGGGTTGCTTCGGCTGGCGACCGTTCATCAATGATCTCGAGGACGCTGGTAAAGCGTACCAAGAGGTTCAGAGTAGAGCGGTTGACAGATTCGATTCCATAAAGGCAGTTTCAAAAGATTCTGCCTTAAGGTTTACGAGGACGGAGTTATTTGCACCGGTTGCTAGTCTCACTTGTCGCGGAACAGTGCGAAAGTTTGACGAAGCAATCTGTGTAATCCGTGGCGAAGTCATGGCTCGAGCGGTTACGACCGCTATGGACAAGGCTCGGGTGTTTGGTTTGGCACCCAATGAGTTCCTGCCCACTGCATGGGAGTTATTGCCCTGGTCGTTCCTAATCGACTATTTCACCAATATTGGTGATATCATTGAGAATGCTGTAACGGACACGTCTGGTGTGGCCTGGTTAGAAATGGCCACCGTGGTCTCAGCAAATACAGATGCTGAGGTTCACGGTGATTACATGGCTAACTGGATACCAAAACATACGGATCCGAAATGGCAATTCTTCAATGTTATGTCGAGCTCTCTTAAGTATAAGAGGAAAACTGTTTCTCGCTCCATTCTCACGGACCTCAAGGTACCACCCTTGATGTTCGAGTTACCTGGAAGTTCGATAAAGCAGCTGAATATGGCTGCTTTACTTACTCAAGCGAACAGTATTTCTTCGCAAGACCCTCGGAAACTGCGCGGTCGAGCATTTCGCTAGACCGTTTGCAGGACCGTCCGTCCCCAATAGGGGATTTCTTTTCGGAGTGTTACTATGTCAGTAACTTTCACGTCGCCGATTACCGGCGCCGCGCAGACCGGCTTTACGTCTCCAACCTACACGCATGTCGCCGATACGGCTCCCGATTCCAATGGGCGCCAAGTAGCTGTGACGGCAGTAGGTGGTACGCAAGTCGGGGTCATTACGCATAGCGTAGCGGCACCCTTTACGTTGACGGTTGTCCGACCCAAGGTTTTCAAAAGTCTTGGGAAGGCCAATCCGGTAACGGGGCTGATTTCTAACGTTCCTAAGAACGTGTACAAGTTTATCTCCCGTAAGGGAGTTCTACCGTTGGCTGGTCAGCCTTACCAAACCATGCTCGTCACCACGATTATCGAGGTGCCGGCGGGTTCGGACTTGGCTGACGCTCCCAACGTTCGGGCAGCTCTTTCAGCTCACTTCGGTGGCATCGCCCAGCAATCTGCTGGTTTTGGTGACACTGGAGTTACAGGCATTCTGTGAATGCCCGCGCTGCTAAAGCTGTTACTTGTACTGGACATTGCCCGCAAGGGCTTGTCCCTGTTGTTTCGCAAGAGGTCGCCTTTAGTTCAGACGACAGTTCCCAAAAGGAAAAACCCGGTAAAACGGGCTTCTCGAGCGAAATAACGGTTCTTTACGTTACAACCCTAAAGGTGCTACTATGCATAGTTCTGCTGGTGACCTCTCTGCACTTCTTGACGTCGATCTTATCTACAGTGGTTGGGACGGGTCAGTAGATCCATACCCCGGGATACCTGTGAGGCAGTTCGCCTTCCAGTCCCTTCGCCGGTCTATCATTAAGAAATTCCATAATGACGAGACTGACGATGCGCGTGACAGTGCGGCCCTAGCTAAATTCACGGAAGTGAATGAGCAGTGTCGTACGTACGCAGCGGATGTTTCAACCGTAGATGAGCTTCTCTGGACTGCTATCGGTGAAGCGAAATGCTTTATCGATAACCTTTGTCATAGAGAAGGAATGCCTATCCTTACGCTCGGTACTATTGAGCGCGGAATGGCATTCGGGCGCGGTGCAAATATTGGTGCTAAAAGCGGCGACCCTTACGGGAAGCTTGCGATTAGCAACCTTACTTACACCGACCCGGCGTTGCTGGTTTTATTCCAGCATACTAACGATGGTCGTAAGCTCTGGATCGAGCAAGAGCAATTTCGATCCAAGAACTACAAGACCCAGTTAGTACAAGGCAGTCGTCTTTCTTTTGTTCCGAAAAGTAGCGAGATATCGCGGACAATATGCACCGAACCCATTCTGAATATGTTCTTTCAGAAGGGCATAGCAAGTGTACTCGAGAAGAGATTACGTGAGGTCAGTGGTATCGACCTTACTACTCAACCTGAGAAAAACCGCTCGCTATGTCGGTTGGGATCGCTAACCGGTAAGTTTGGTACTATCGACTTATCTTCTGCTAGTGACTCCATGTCTCGTGCGCTTGTATCAGAATGGTTTCCAGACCACATTGTCAGGTGGCTGGAACTCACCCGATGCAAGTTTACCACCCTCCCGGGTGGCTCGCAACGAGAATTGCATATGATCTCTTCGATGGGAAATGCTTTTACCTTTCCATTGCAGACGATCTTTTTCACCGCGCTAGTCGTTGGTGCCTATCGAGCCCTTGATTTAAAGATCAAGTGGCCTCGAAGGGACGCTGTCGGCAACTTTGCCGTATTCGGGGATGACATAATCGTTTCGTCCGAGGCTTATAACCTCGTTCTAAGATTATTATCATTCTCGGGTTTCAGCGTCAACAACGATAAGTCCTTCAATGAAGGGCTTTTTCGCGAGTCCTGTGGACATGATTATTACCATGGCCACAACGTCAGAGGAGTTTACATTAAAAAGCTTCTCGACGACTTGGACTACTACAGTGCTTTCAACAGGCTGGCCTTTTGGGCTGTGAAGTGGTCGGTTTCTCTTACTTCCACTCTTGACTACCTTCGCAAGAAGGTGTCGAGATGCCTCTTCGTTCCTCTTCACGAGGACGATGAAGCTGGATTTAAGATTCCGATCGCTTGTGTACGTCATCTTTTAGCCCGCAATCGTAGATTTCAAAGTTATAACTACGTTGCAGCTAAGAGAAAACCGTACATTTTGCGCATCCCAATCGATCAGTCGGACACAAAGGCAATTTGGCGTCTTAAACGCGCCATACCCGGCTGGAGTTATAACCCAGCTGGTTTGCTTTTGCTACTATTGCACGGTAGTATTCGGGACGGTCAGCTTACTTTCCGTTTGGAAACTAAGAAGGCCGAGTATCGCCAAAAGCATAGTTCTTGTTGGGACTATACCAATGGCGCCTTGCCCGAGAGGGCCGGGTTTGAGCCGATCGTAATACTTGGCTCTCCCCACGGCTTGTTACCGTGGTAAACGCCCGATAATCAGGGCACCCCAGGATGCTGACAATAACTTATTAATCTAAGTTAAGG